GAACTCTGTTACTGCATCTTTCTTTGCAAGTAACATCTTTTCCAAACTGTAAATTGCGGCGTATTTTTCATCACTTGCGCCTTCGTTCAATGCAATTAGTGCATTTTCCAAAACTGCAATATCTTCAAGTAAGTCTACCATTATGCTACCTTTCTGTTAAACAATGCATAAAACTCATTGTCAACTGTTGTCCACTGATCTGCCAGTGTGTCAAAAGCTTCTTGTATGTAGCTATCAGCATATATACCACTAAGTGTCATGTACATATCTGACTCTACAAAATTCCAAAAGTCTGTAGTGCCTTCGCCTTTAGCCACGTTGTCATCTGCAATTACTGCTTCATCAAATGCAGCTACAATATCAGCATGTATTGCGCTACCGTTTTCTAAATGAACAATTCTGGACATATCTACTCCTTAAAGTTTAACAGTTTCTATGGATAAAATATCTTGTGCAACACCGCCTTCTGCAACAAAATCTGCAATTGCTCCGTCACAAGACTCTTTTGCAGTAGAACCCCAAGAGTTCTGACCACAACTATCTACAATAAATTTAGTACCATCTTCAAAAGTTTTAACGTAAAGTATCGAAGTATTGTAATCCATATTTGACATTTTGTTCTTTCTTTTTATTAACTATACCATGATAATAAGGTAAAACGCTTTACTTGTCAACAAAAAACAGAACTAAAAAATCCTTTGGTTATAATGGGTTATAATTTAATTTAGAATAAATACTACTGAGAGATGATTTAGACAGAGGAGGCAACACAATGGAGATATTTAAATTAATAGCCGAAGTAGGCTTTCCCATTGCTGGTGCATCGGCAGCAGGGTTCTTTGTATTCACTACACTAAAATATATTTTAGATAGTGTTAGTGGAAGTGTAAAAGGGTTAAATGGCATAATTAGTGCCCTAGATAACCGTGTACAAACAATGAACCATGATGTGGTCCGTATTGATACTTTGATGAGTAATGCGTTAGGTATACGTCCTGACATAGATCGAATTGCACGTGCAGATGGGAAAAATGATGCAAGGAGAGACTAATTATGACTTACAAAGTGGTAAAACTAAGGAATGACGTACTTGTTTATGATGTAGATAAACCTGATGACAAGATGGAATTCATGGACAATATAGACGCCAAACCTGGCGATGTATTCCGATTTACATATAATGGTTGGTTGGAGTTTTTAGGCAACGATTTCGAACAAGTAGAAAATCGTAGTAAAGAAGATTCTGATGCTGTAGAACTATTACAGCAAATTAATGGTGTATGACTATGATGTGGGTAGACTACACAGTAGAAAGTGGACCATATGGATTTACAGTACGTGGGGATTGGCCAGGCGAAGTAATGGGCAGAAACCAAGACGGCAGTTGGGGAGGCAAAAGCCAACCACTGTATAGTCCTGGAGAACATTACATTGTTAACGAAAATGGCTGGCTTGTTAGAAACAAGTTTGAACCAGGCGATGTATTAATGGTAAATACAGACGGTCACTTAATTAAGGTTGCCGCAGATACATTAGAAGTGGATAAAGATAATGGGAAAGAAAAAGAGTAGAGCTCAATATGTTAGCAAAGGAATTGTTGGCACAACAAAAAGTCGTAGTAAGAAAGACGCAGATTACGCTAGTCGTAGAATTACAAATCAGTTAAAAGCATTTATGGCTGGTAAGAATGTTGTACTTACTATTCCTAACCCTAATACTAATGAAACTAATAAACCCTTTATTAAAGTAAACGCACGTGACGTGTGGAAGTCGCAAAGACGATAAAATGGATATTACTAGCGTTATAAACCAATATGGTTTTCCTATAGTTGCCGCTGTCGGCATGGGATATTTTATATACTATGTTTGGCAGTGGGTAACAAAAGAAGTAAAACCTGTATTAGGAGAAGCCAATAAAACACTTATTGGACTAATAGACAGAATACGAATGTTAGATAACGACTTAATACGCCTAAACCAAAAACTCAATATAGTGCTACAACTTCGAGAACAAGAACTTGAAGAGCTACGTGCAAAAAACAAAAAACTTGTAGAAAAATTAAAGGATACTGACGATTGATAGCAACCTTAATGTTCCTGTTTACAATTAAACATAGCATTGCTGATGTTTTTTTGCAAACTTACCATACCGGTGTGGATAAATCAAAATATGTAAGTTGGAAAGGTCACAGGCACTACATTGAACATGGTGTTTGTACATTTATACTATTAATATTTTTTATTAATCCTATTTTTGCGGCTTTAGCTGCTCTTTTAGATTATATAATTCACTGGCACGTTGATTGGCTAAAGACAACTTTTTGTCTTCGGGCTGGTATAAAGAGGAATACTCCTTTGTTTTGGCGTATCCATACACTTGATCAGATGGCACACTTTGGTACCTACGGTCTAATAGTTTATTTTGTTCATTTATACGCTTTTTAAGTGCTAGTATGCGTTCTTCTGTAATTAAATCATTTGCTTGATGCGATAAAGACTCCGTTCCAGTCTTTGGGGAGGTCTTGCGTTTGCATGTAAGCACAACGTTCCATCCACATATCGTAATATCCATCAATTTGTCCATCAAACTTTCCTTTGTTTAATGCACACAATTCGCTAGCACGTTTAAAGTCTTGTGCCTTGTAATGTGTGTGCATTAAATCATGTATTTCTCTGCTTTGTTCATATTGTGCTTTGTATTTTCCAGGATTGTCTAATACTGTGTATATACTAAGTCCAACACTTTTACCTTTTACTTGTAAGTCATCAACTTTAAGGAAAAAGAAATCATCTTTTGTATGTTTATATGTGGCTTCGCCTACTAGTAACACACATCCATATTCTTTACACTTGCTTTCGATACGGGCGGCTGAGCTGACGCTGTCCCCCAGTACATCATAACTGTGCCTTGCTGTTGACCCCATTTCTCCAATGTACCCAAGTCCGGAATTAATACCTGCGCCCATTCCAACTGGAGGCCTACCTTCGCTAGTAATCTTTTCATTAAATTTCTCCACTGCTTTTAGCATGTCGAGTCCACATTGCACCGCTGTTCGTGGGTGCTGTGGATCATCTATAGGAGCATTGTGTATGTGCATACTTGCATCTCCTATATACTTAATTATCATTCCGTTGCTGTCTAAAACGGGCTGAGTAATAGCGTCCATGTATCCGTTCATAACTTTCGTCAATCCCTTTACATCATCTCCAAAACTTTCGCCCAGTGGTGTAAACCCACGCAAGTCACTAAAAACTATGCTTACTTCTTTTTTAACCCCTTCTTTGATAAGTGCTGGATTTTCCTGTAGCATTTTAACTACAGTAGGACTTGCATAACCTGCAAACTGCTTTTTAATTGCTTGTTTCTGTAAAAATTCATCTAAAAACTTTACAATGTAACGCAATAGTCCTACAACTACAATAAATGCAGCTGGTATAAATCCATCTACTAATATATTTTGTGTTTCAAACATATAGTAACTTGTGTAAACAATACCGCCTGTACTGCCTACAAAAAATATTAATCCTATATAAGTCCAACGTGCTAATAATATTACCAGCAATCCTATTATTACAATAGCAGCTAATTCTGCCCATGCCTCTGCATCTGGATGTCTGCTAATATTACTTTCATTAAATACTGTACCCAACAAGACTGCTTGCATTTCGTGTCCATAAACACTACCTGCGGCTGTTGCAATTGGTTGTGTTGTTCCTGCCGCTGTTGGGCCTACAAATACAATACCTCCTTCAAAGTCGTCAGGTAAACTTAATGCACTAAGACTAGTACTACGCTGACTCCAGTCTATCCAAACACGCCCTAAATTATCTGTTTGTAAAAATCCATATTGTGGAATACGTAACTTGTCCACTCCTAGTGGATTTAATTTTATTTGGAAACTTGGATCTCCAGCAAGTACTCGCAATACTTCCATTGTAACATTAGGATACAAAGTATCTCCGCTGTTTAGCACAAGTGGTGCTCTACGTGTAACACCATCTAATTCAGGAAACGTGTTTATAATACCTGCGCCTACTGCTTTGTTTTCAAGTATAGGCACATTTGCAATAATACCTGGCATACTTGGAATAAGGTCTCTGTACTGTGGATTAATAACTGCCGCACCAGGATTAATGGGCTCATTTTTACCTTGTGAACTACCCAGCATACTTAATACAACAGGATAGTCTTGCATTAATTGTGCAAGTTCTAGATCCTGTCCACTGCGATCTGTTTCGCTCATTAATACATTAAACACAACAAGTCCTGCATTGCGTTCGTATAATTGTTTGATTAAATCAGCATAATCGCCACGTGGAAACGGCCACTGTCCATATTGATTTATTGTGGGTTCATCTATGTTAACAGTATAAATGTTGTTTAACATAGGCTCTTGGTTCAATATAAGTGTATCAAAATATCTTAATCTTAGACTTTCTACAAAATTAAAGTTTGAATAGAATGTCCAACTAAGTAACACCAATGCAACTACACTGTATATTGGACTTAGTAAAAGTTTCTTTACCATTAATGTATTCCTTTCGGCAACGGTTTACATTAAGTATTTACCATTTAAATTCGTACCCAAAAACAACTCCTACGTTATCTTCTCCCTCTAT